GATGGTGCAATCACACTTCCAACAATCAAAGCAGATAGCAAAGGTGCTACAGCTGGACAAGACGACCCTAATGCAAATAATCATTTAGGTGCGGTCTACAAATTTTTTGTGGGCACAGATTGTTCAGATTGCGATATTAAAACGGACGGGACTGACAAATTTGTTGGTCACGCAACAATTGTTAACGTTGCAGATGCAACTAACAGCACGTTCGTTCCAGGAGCAACAAACGATGTTATCAGCATGAACGGTGGAACTACAGGTGGAGATAAAGGTAGCACAGTTACTATTACTGCACTTGAAGACAACGTATATTTAGTAGAAGCAGTGTTGATCGGAACAGGTTCCGAAGCAACACCTTTTGCAGATAGTTAATAGATAATTAGTGTGGGGCTTCGGCCCCACATTTAATTTTAAGGAGAAAAATATGAGTTCAGATCAGAAGTTTACTACGATAACTAGTACGGGACAGGTTCAAACTATTTCTGGTGGATCAACTGCTATTGGTCCATGTAGAGTCACTTACATTCAATGTGAGGGAGTTGCTAGTTCTAAACTAATTTTAAGAGACAGTAGTGACGGTAGTGGAGCAAAAGTGTTTGAAGCTGATTTTGGCACAGAAGGTTTAGATATTTATATGCCTGGAAACGGTATTAGATTCGAAACAACTTTACAATAACAAATACTACATCTGTTACTATTGGCTACACTGGCTAGGAGTTTAAATGGCTAATACTACTTCAGGAACAGTAACGTTCGACAAAACTTTTTCTATTGAAGAAATAATAGAAGATGCTTTTGAGCGTATTGGATTAAATTCTGTAGCAGGTTATCAATTAAAATCTGCAAGAAGATCTCTTAATATCCTATTTCAAGAATGGGGTAATAGAGGAATTCACTATTGGGAAGTAGGAGAAACTAATCTAGATTTAATAGAAGGCCAATCAGACTATGATTTTTTTAGATCAAGTGATGATGGAACGTCAGCAACAACTACAAGTCCTGCTAGCGTATTTGGTATATCCGATGTTCTTGAAGCACAGTTAAGATCTAATAGAACTCAGACAACACAATCAGATAGTCCTATGACAAAAGTAGATAGATCTACTTATGCAGGATTCTCAAACAAATTATCTAAAGGCACACCTAATCAATATTGGGTAGAGAGATTTATCGATAAAGTTAGGATACATATTTATCCAACACCAGATTCTACTAATGCATCTAAAGATATGCATTTTTATTTTATAAAAAGAATACAAGACGTGGGAGATTATACAAATGCAACTGATGTACCATTTAGATTTGTGCCTTGCATGGTATCAGGACTTGCGTATTATCTATCACAAAAATATCAACCACAACTCATACAAGCTACAAAGTTAGCTTACGAGGATGAGTTTGCAAGAGCATTAGCAGAAGATGGTTCTGCTTCTAGTACACATATAACACCAAAAGCATATTACCCAGGAACATAATGGCAAAGTACGCAACAGGTAAATACGCAAGAGCAATATCAGATAGATCAGGTATGGAGTTTCCATACAAAGAGATGGTCAGAGAATGGAATGGATCTTTTGTGCATGTATCTGAGTTTGAACCAAAACAACCACAATTAGAACCAAAACCTATGAATGGTGATTCTATATCTTTAAGACATGTAAGACCGGATAGAATAGAGACAGCTGTACCTAATCTTTTACCTTCAAATCCATTTACCATTACTAATGGGTCAACAACTGTTACAGTTAATGAACCAAATCATGGTAGATCTACTAGTGATACTGTTAGATTTAGAGACGCTTCAAATGTAGCAAATTTACCAGCAGCAACAATTAATGTGTCTGGGGGGTATACAATTACTAAAGTTAATGATAATAAATATACTTTTAATTCTGGAGTGACAGCTTCAGTAACATTAGAAGGAGGAGGAGACATAGCCTCAGCAGGGCCAGTCACAGTAACAGCATGATTAAATGGATTAAAAATTTATTTTGTAAGATAATTGGTATTAAACAATGTGAGTGTCCAGAGGACGAACATATAGAACTGTATACTAAAATACCAGAACCAGAAGTTCCAATTCATGAAAAAAAAGAACATTGTGAAAGACATTTAAGATTTATAAAAAGATGTCCCGATTGTATAGAGGTAGTTAAATAATGGCTGGATTAAGTGCATCAGGATTAAAAACTCAAATAAGAAGTTATACAGAAACAGATTCAAATGTTTTAACAGATGCTGTTTTAGAAAACATAATTTTAAACGCACAATATAGAATATTTAGAGATGTGCCTATCGATGCAGATAGAAAACAACAAGTAGGTAATTTTGTTGCTGGTCAAGAGTCAATTAACTGTCCTGCAGGAGCTGTATTTATTAGAGGCATACAGGTTTACGATACAAATGGATCAGCTATTACGGGAGCTAACAGATGGCTAGAAAAGAAGGATGTAACATATCTTCAAGAGTATCAGGATGTTACAGGAACCTCTGCAGCACAGGGTCAACCAAAATATTATGCTATGTTTGGTGGTGCTACGGGTGAGGCAGACACTAACTCAGGAAGAATATTTGTAGCCCCTACTCCAAACACTACATATAGATTTAGAGTTCATTTTAATAAAATGCCTGATCTTTTAGAGAATAATGACACTAATTATATCAGTCTTAATTTTCCAAACGGACTGCTATACTGCTGTCTATCAGAGGCTTATGGTTTTTTAAAAGGCCCAGTAGATATGTTGACATTATATGAAAATAAATATAAACAAGAGGTACAGAAGTTTGCTAACGAGCAAGTTGGTAGAAGACGAAGAGACGACTACACTGATGGCGCTGTTCGTATACCAGTAAACTCAGCAAACCCGTAGGAGAATAAATTATGGCTATATCATCAGCAATATGTTCAAGTTTCAAACAGGAACTTTTACAAGGTAAACACAGTTTTGAATCTTCAGGTGGTCACACTTTTAAAATTGCATTATATGATAGTGATGCAAGTTTAGGCGCTTCTACAACAGACTATTCAACATCAGAAGAAATTACAAATACATCAGGTTCTGCATATTCTGCAGGCGGTGCAGCTTTAACTAACACTGGAGTTGGATTAACCAGTACAACTGCATTCACAGATTTTAGCGATGTGACTTTTTCATCTGCTTCTTTTACTGCAAATGGTGCACTGATATACAACACGACAACAAACGGTGGATCAGGAACTACTGATGCCGTGTGTGTGATAGCTTTCGGTGGAGACAAGACAGCTAGTAACGGAACTTTTAAGATTGAATTTCCTACAAACGATTCTTCTTCAGCAATAATCAGATTAGCATAGGAGGCCGACCATGTCGGTAAACTCAGGATGGGGCAGGTTCACCTGGGGCCAAGCTTATTGGGATGAGGACACAACTTTTAAAACAGGTTGGGGTGCTCAAGCCTGGAACGATGGTGAATGGGGCGAGCTCAAAGACGCAACTATATTTCCAACAGGTCTATCGATGTCAGCCAATGTTGGCTCGGTTGATGTCCCTGATGTAATAATAACTCCACAAAGTTTTGAGATCACATCCTCACAGGGAGAGGCTTTTGTTCCTGTTGTAATAGAAACAAGTTTATCAACCACATCATCACTTGGTTCTGTATCTGTTGTCGATATGCAGGTTGGATTGACAGGTCAATCCATAACTAGTTCTATTGGTTCTGTAACAGTCAATGATTTAACAATCGGTTTAACAGGTCAAGAGGCAACTCTAAGTCAAGGGACAGCGATTGCGCCTAATGATACTGTACTACCGTCTGGTTTATCTATCACATCTGCACAAGGAACCGCAGCAGGTATATCCTCACAAGAGGCACAATTAACTGGTGTATCATTTAGTGCTAGCATCGGAACTGTTACAATACCTAATGATGTTGTTCAATTATCTGGATTAGAATCCACATTTGCTCAGGGGACTATTATAGGTTTAGGTGGAGCTGTGGCTCAACCATCAAGCCTGAGCATGACTTCTAGTGTTGGTTCTCTGACAATAGAGGAAGGTCTGGGATTAACAGGTCAATCATTTAATGCTAATGTTGGCTCTATTTCTATAAATGATATTACCATAGGATTAGATGGTTTCTCAATAACATCTAGTGTTGGAGCTGTAGATATATTTGCTTATGGCGATGTTGACACTGGTTCTAATACATCGTATAGTAATGTCTCAACGGGTTCGAATGACTCTTATTCGGATGTTGCAACTGGATCAAATACAAGTTATAACGATGTAGCAGCGTAGGAGAATTTTTATGGCATCAACATTTACCCCTTTGGGTATAGAACTTCAAGCAACCGGTGAAAATGCTGGAACTTGGGGAACAAAAACTAATACTAATTTAAGCCTTATCGAACAGATATCTGGTGGATTTACTCAGCAATCAATCGCTGGTGGGGCACAAACAACCACTTTATCTGTATCTGATGGATCAACTGGTGCAGTTCTTGCACATAGAATGATAGAATTTACAGGTACAATCACAGGTAATCAGATTGTTACAATCCCAAATGATGTTCAAAACTTCTATATTTTAAAAAATTCAACATCGGGTGCTTACACTGTAGAATTTAAATATGCTACAGGATCTGGAGACAGCTTTACTTTTTCAGCTACAACTAAAACCACTAAGATAATCTTTGCATCTGGTAATCCAGATACAACAAATCCTAAGATGATTGAGATTCAAACAGGTGGAGATCTTGTTGATGATACATCACCACAATTAGGTGGCGATTTAGATACTAACAGTTTCAATATAGCATTTGATGATGCGCATGGAATTAACGACGAAAACGGAAACGAACAGATAATATTTCAAACCACATCTTCTGCAGTAAACCAGTTTGATATTACAAACGCAGCAACAGGAAATGCACCAAGCATATCAGCTACAGGTGGAGATACTAATATAGATATAGCTTTAATTCCAAAAGGAAGTGGTGAAACTAAAGTTGGTACGGGATCTGCAGCAGCAACTGTAACCTCTAGTGGTGCTTACGATCTTAGATTAGACACAAACTCAGGATCAAATTCAGGTTATATTAATATTGTTGATGGTGCTAATGGTAATCAACAGATATATCCAAACGGAACTGGTTATACAGAGATTGGTGGTGCAACTAATCCGGGTACAATTCAGCTTAACTGTGAATCTAACTCCCATGGTATTAAACTACAATCACCTCCACATTCAGCAGGTCAATCATACACACTTAAATTTCCTACTGGAAACGTAACGGCAGACAGATTTTTAAAAGTAGATTCGGTATCAGGATCTGGAACAACAGGTGTTGGTCAATTATCTTTTGCTGAAGTATCAGGTGGTACATCATGGCAAGCAGTTAAAACTTCTACTTTTACAGCAGTGGCTGGTGAGGGATATTTTGTAAATACCACAAGTGGTGCAAT